GAGTCATGGCGGATATCCGAAATCAAAAAGTAAAAGATGCTCAAGTGGAATCAGTGAAAGTCCCTCCTCATTCATTGGAAGCGGAGCAATCTGTGCTGGGTGGTTTGTTGTTGGACAACCAACGATGGGATACCGTTGCCGAGAAGGTGATCAGCAGTGACTTCTACAGTCGTCCTCACCGCTTAATCTTTGAGGGCATTCAAGCTTTGTTAGAAGAGAGCAAGCCCCTCGACCTGATTACCTTATCCGAATTCCTTGAACTGCGAGAGCAGTTGGACGATGTGGGCGGATTTGCCTACCTTGCCGATCTAGCGAAAAATACCCCGAGTGCGGCAAATATAAACGCTTATGCAGATATTGTTGCGGAGCGTGCCTTGGTCCGAAACCTCATTGGCGTTGCTAATGAAATCGCTGATGCAGGTTACGATCCTCAAGGTCGTTCATCAGAAGATCTACTGGACATGGCCGAAAGTAAGGTCTTTAAAATCGCGGAAGACAGAACCAGCGAAAATGAAGGGCCACAGAATGTTGACAACATACTTGAAAAAACACTAGAACGAATCGAAATCCTGTACAAAACGCCGCAAGATGGTGTGACAGGGGTGACTACAGGCTTCAACGACCTGAATAAGAAAACCGCAGGTCTTCAAGGCTCAGATCTCATCATTGTTGCAGCTCGTCCATCGATGGGTAAAACGACGTTTGCGATGAACTTGTGTGAAAATGCGGCAATGTCTCAAGATAAGCCGGTGTTAATTTTCTCACTTGAGATGCCTGCCGAACAAATCATGATGCGTATGCTGGCTTCCCTCTCACGGGTAGATCAAACTAAAATTCGTACTGGTCAGCTGGATGATGAAGATTGGGCTAAAATTTCAACCTCCATGGGCATGCTCATGGAAAAGAAAAACATGTATATCGATGATAGCTCCGGTCTGACACCAACAGAAGTTCGTTCCCGTGCAAGACGTATCGCTCGTGAACATGGCGGTCTAAGTTTGATCATGGTCGATTACCTTCAGTTAATGCGTGTTCCAGCTCTGTCCGATAATCGTACGTTGGAAATCGCGGAAATCTCACGTTCTCTTAAAGCATTAGCGAAAGAACTGAATGTTCCAGTAGTAGCACTTTCCCAGCTTAACCGTTCCTTGGAACAACGTGCTGACAAACGACCAGTTAACTCAGACCTTCGTGAGTCGGGCTCTATAGAGCAGGATGCTGACCTTATCATGTTTATTTATCGTGATGAGGTTTACCATCCAGACAGTGCGTTAAAAGGAATTGCAGAAATTATCCTAGGTAAACAGCGTAACGGTCCAATTGGTTCGGTTCGGTTAACCTTCCAAGGTCAATATTCTCGCTTTGATAACTACGCAGGTCCTGCGTTTGACGAAGAGTAGTAGGGCAGACGTATGAGTTATATGAAAGCAGCGACAGCGCATATTAATTTGGATGCGCTGGCGCACAATCTAGCGTGCATTAAACAGAAAGCACCGAATAGCAAAGTCATGGCGGTAGTCAAAGCTAATGGTTATGGTCATGGTTTGAGACACATTGCTAAAAATGCCACGGGTGCGGATGCATTTGGGGTAGCTCGCATCGAAGAGGCGTTGCAGCTAAGAGCAAGCGGTGTGGTGAAACCCATATTACTGCTTGAGGGTTTCTACTCACCCAATGATCTCCCGGTGTTGGTGACCAATAATATTCAAACGGTGGTGCATTGTTATGAACAGCTCGATGCACTAGAGCAGGCAGAGCTAGAAACTCCGGTCGTTGTTTGGCTTAAAGTGGATAGCGGTATGCACCGTCTAGGTGTTCGTGAAGAACAGTACCAAGAGTTCGTCGAGCGTTTACATCGCTGTGATAACGTGGCTAAACCACTGCGTTATATGAGTCATTTCGGTTGTGCCGATGAGCTTGATAACACCATGACTCAACAGCAAATAGAGCTGTTTCTGTCACTAACAGAAGGCTGCAATGGGGAGCGCTCTATGGCAGCCTCTGCAGGCCTACTTGAGTGGCAGCAAAGTCGATTAGACTGGGTGCGTCCTGGCATCATTATGTATGGAGTGTCTCCTTTTGGAGATAAGACAGCAGCCG